ACGGGCATCATCGCGCCACCGACGCAGTTCCAGCTCTCACTCATCAGGCAGGGTAAGACGACGCTCGACGAGGTGCGGGCAGAACAACGCATGCGTTGTGGCTGGCCTGCGGCCAACACGATGCACGAACGGGCGCGGGAACGGCAGGGATGGCTCTGCCCTCTGGCGCTTGAGGAAGTGGCACAGAGTTTCCAGCAGGTGCACCGCGACAGCGAGCAGCTCGCCGTGTGGAGGCGGGAGCACCAGCGCCGCGGCTGGCCATTCCCTGAAGGCCGGCTGCCTGATTGGGTCTACTTCCCGCCGATCGAAGGCGATGGCGATCCCGAGCTCCTCGTTGCCGAGGCCGTCGAGCGCTTCCGAGACCAGATTTCCGACTATCTCGCAAACAGGAGCAAGGGCGATGATCATGCAGCGTAGCACGTTTACCGGAAGCCCGATCGCGCTGCATGGCCATGATCGCTTCGCCGATCGGATGCGGCGAATCACTGACGGCCTGCTCGACGAGGGCGCACTGGTCACGACGAATTGCCGAATCAACGGCGGAAAAGCGCCCTGGTTTGCTCTCCGTGTCTGGACAGGCCGTGAGAAGGATGTGGAAAAAACGCTGGACGCGATGGGTATCAGATCGCTGGTGCCGATGCGAAAAGGGCCGGATCATCGCCGCCGTGGACGTGTGATCGAGGGTGCGATGATGCCTGTCATCCACGGTTATGTGCTCGTTCAGATGATCGCCAGCGCGGAGTATCTGGCGGGTTTGCAGGGCGTTGAGCATGCGATTGATGTGCTCGGCGGATGCGAACGGCCGATGCGTGTCAGCGACGCTGAGATCAACAGATTCAACGCTTTGGCTCGTGGCGGTACCTATGATTGGGAGCGTCCCGTCGCCCTGTCACTAAGGCCGGGAGAAGCGGTCTCGATAACCGCAGGACCCTTCTGTGATTGGAAGGCGACCGTCATCACGCCAAACAGGAACGGCCGTGGCGACGTGGTTGTGTCCATTAGCCTCATGGGCAGTGAAGTACCGGTCACCATGCCTCTTGCTTTGCTGAAAAAGTTGTGACAGTCCTTTCGTCATTGGATGAGCTGATGATCCTGCAGTGAGCCTCTGAGAACGCACGAGAGTGCGGGGAGCAATCCCGAGGTCGGTACACCGGTCAGCCCCAGCCCTAATAGCCTCGAAGCCGAGGCATCGATTCAGGGCAAGTGCGAAAGCTATGACCAGATGACAGGCGGCCGAGAGGTCGCCTTGTTCGTTTAAGGGTTATGGGCAGGCTTCTTCGGAGCTTCTGATGTTCGACGCTCAGATCAAAGTCGATCTCCAGCAGTTCAATCGATCCTTGACGGATATCGAGCGGAAGCAGCTTCCCTATGCCATCATGCTCACGCTGAATGAGACGTCTAAGGGTGGTCGCCTCGAAGTCCAGCGAGAGATGGATCGGGTCTTTGATCGGCCCACCCCTTACGCAAAGCGGGGCGTCGTCTATGACCGGGCATCGCGGCAGAACCTGCGGGCAGCGGTTGTTGTCACCGGCGACCGCACGAAGGGCGGCTTGCCTGCGACGGCATTCCTCGGGCCGCAGATCGAAGGCGGCATGCGCACCCATAAGGCCTTCGAGCGGCAGCTCGTCGATCGCGGATTGATGCAGCGGAACCTGGTGGCCGTGCCAGCAAAGCGGTCGTCGCTCGATCGGTACGGCAACATGACGCAAGGATTTCTGAACCGCGTCATGGCCGACCTGCAGATCGACTATCGTGGCGCTGGTGCGACCCGTACCCGCACATCATCGTCGCTCAAACGGAACAAGAACTACAAGAACGCGCGGTTCTTCGTGCCGAAGCAGCCTTCGCACCTCTACCCGGGCGTTTACCAGCGTGATCCGGCAACGAACGCCATCCATCCGGTGATCCTGTTCGTACCTCAGGTCTCGTATCGCGTCCGTCTTCGCCTTCGCGAGGTCGTCGAGCGGTACGTGGTCGCCAACGTCCACGATCATTTCGCCGTCGCCTTCCAGCGGGCGGTTCGGACGGCTCGATAGCCGCTCCGACGGTTCATGGGTCCTTCCTGGCATCCGCCGGCATGCGGGTATTTGGCACGGCGGAGGTTGTCCAGTCTGAGCGATTTTTTGAAGCCTAAAGTCAGAGCCTAAACTAAAGAGCGCGGCTAAAGTCGGACCTAAAATGACACTGTCCGCTGAAACCATGACCAAGGGCGCCTTCGCCGCGCATATCGGCGTGAGTGCCGGTCGCATTTCGCAATACATCGCCGAGGGCAAAATCTACGGCGATGCGCTCGAAGGCGATGGTAGGACGGCGAAGATCAGGCCGGCGATCGCGCGGCAACAGCTCCAGAAGACGCTGGAGCCGTCGCAGCGGTTCGGGGCCAACGGCGTGGCTGTACTCAAGCCGGCGGCCGCGCAACCTGCATTGCAGCTTGCTCCGTCCGATGGTGCATCCGCGCCGTCGCCGCGGTTGACGTTCACCGACGATGTTGCCGATCAGCTCGCCGCCGAGCGGCTTCGCCAGCAGCAGATCACGACGGCACGACTCGAGCGCGAAGAGGCGCTGGAAGTCGGCCGTTACATGCTGACCGACGAGGCCAGACGCCAGACGGTGCGCGCCGTGTCCGAGGCCTTCAAGGTCATGGAGCAGGGCATCCCGGAAATGGCAAAGGCGATCGCAGCCCAGTTCGGCGTGCCGATGCATGACGCGACGCATGCGCTGTTGAAGGTGTTTCGCGATGTTCGCGCGAAGAAGGCAGCCGGCTTTCGCACCGCCGCAGACGAGCAGCCGGAGCACATCGAGGACGAGCAGCCGTGACGATGCTCTATAATCCCGAGCGGATGGTCTACCAGGTTCTCGCTGAGATCTGCGAGCCGCCGCCGGCAGTCGATTATCTCGACTGGGCGAAGCGGAACATCGTGTTCTCGGAACGCATCACCGACCATCCGGGGCCGTACAACGAAGACCTGGTGCCGTTCTTCTCGGAGATCCTGCGGGCGTTGTCGCCGGAAGATCCGTGCAACATCGTCAGTCTGGCGAAGTCGGCACAGATCGGCGGCACCATCTGCGCCAACATTTTCACGCTCGGCTCCCTCGACATGGCGCCCGGCGATTTCCTCTATGTCCACCCGACGGAGGAGAACGCCGCGCGCTGGTCGAAGACGAAGCTGATGCCGCTGGTGCGCGAGATGCCGGCGATCGCCAAGCTGTTCTCGCAGAACAGCCGCGATGCGAGCAACTCGGTGCTTTACAAGGAACGCATCGACGGTCGCGGCGCCATCCAGGCTGCCGGCGCCAACTCGCCGGCGGGCCTGTCGATGATCTCGCCGCGAAAGCAGGTCCAGGACGATCTTGCCAAGTGGCAGATGAACGAGGCTGGCGATCCGGAGGTCCAGGCGGATAGCCGCAGCAAGGCGTTCTTCAACGGCAAGATCTTCAAGATCTCGACGCCGATGGTCTCGCCGGGCTGCAAGATCACGTCGAACTATCAGGAAGGGACGCAGGAGACCTATCACGTCCCGTGTCCGCACTGCCACGAGCTGCAGGAGCTGCGCTGGGAGAACATGCGGGATCACATCGATCCCGAGCATCCCGAGCAGGCGCATTTCGTCTGCATCCATTGCGGCTGCGAGATCCACGAGCACCATCGCGAATGGATGGTGAAGCCGGAAAACGGGGCCAAGTGGGTCGCCAGGTATCCGGAGCGCGGCCGGCGCCATCGGTCGTTCCGCATCTGGATGGCCTATTCGCCGTTTGAGCGCTGGGAGAACCTGGCGCGCGAGTGGCTGACGGTCCAGGCCGGCGGACCGGAGAACCGGGAAAAGGGATCTGGCGCCGAGCAGACGTTCTGGAATGACTGGCTCGGGCTTGCCTTCGAGGCGGACAACAAGGCGATCGACTGGGAAGTGCTCCGCGATCGCGCCGAGGAACACGGTTTCCAGCGCGGTGTCATCCCGGCCGAGGCGCTGGCGCTAGTGCTTGGCATGGACGTGCAGGGCGATCGCGTCGAGTGGCTGCTGGTCGGCTACGGCAGGAATCGGTATCGCGCCGTCATCGACCATGGCGTTGTCGACCATCGCGCCGGCAGCCACCTGGCCGACGCGAAGGAACATTCCGGCCATATCTCGGAGCCGGAGGTTCGCGCCGCCCTCGACCGGCTGCTGCAGCGCGAATGGCTCGACGATGCCGGCCGCAAGCGCACCGCCGATCGCGTCGCCATCGACGGCAACGCCTATACCGACGATGTCTGGAACTGGGTTCGCAAGCATCCGAAGTCGCGCGTCATCATGGTGCGCGGCGGCAATACGGAAGCCGCGCCGCCGATCGTGCAGACGAAAGAGTACGACCGAAAGGGCAAGCCGAAGAAGCAGAAGTGGTCCTCGCGATTCTTCACCTTCAACGCCTCGGCCTTCAAGATCCGGCTCTATCGGGACTACAAGAAAGACGATCCGGAGCAGGCGGGCTATATCCGTTTCGCCCGCGGCTTCGGCGACGATTTCTACCAGCAGGCGACATCGGAAGCCCGGGTACCGGAGAAGACCCGGAGCGGTCACACCCGCTACGTCTGGAAGCTCTCCGAGGGCAAGCGCAACGAAATCATCGACATGCTCAATCAGAGCCTGGCCGGTGCCTATCGCTGGGGCGTGCCCTATTGGACCGATGAGGAATGGGACGCGATCGCCGATCGGCTCGGCCGCCTCGAAGCGCCGCAACAGGGCGATCTCGAGGATCGTCTGAACCAGATCGCCGTCAAGACCGAACCTGCCGCAGGCCAGCCCGCCGCGGCAGAACAGCAATCGCCGCTCGTCGCTGCCGCCCTTGCGCGCGCCGCCCGGGCAGCGCAGCGGAACCGCTAGGAAGATCCATATGGCACTGACCGAACAGGAACGCGCCGTGCTTCTGGCACGGCTCGACGAAGC